TTAATCAGTTTGCCTATCGTCTTGTTCGTGTCTCTTTCCTTCCAAGTCTCCATCTCCGTGATCTCATTGCCTTTCCGCAAACAAAACACCGTTTCATCTCCCCCAGCCGCAAAGTCCACAAAAGCCACATTCAACCCCTCCCCTCGCGGGGGCGGCTCTTGAAGTGATTCTTCAAGTTCTCTCAAGCTCAAAACCACACCCTCATCACTGTCATCAACAAATTCCCCATAAATCATACTCCGGATCAACGGACTCTTCTCCCCATAAGTCGCTATCTGTTCCTCAATCCAACCCTTCGTCAAATGCGGACAATCAAACGCCGTAACAGTAAACGTGTCCCACCTGTCCCGCTGCTTCGTAAAGGCTTCATAAAAGAACCCACTAGCAGACCCAGGACTGCTCATCATCAATAACCGACTAGGTTGACACCTCTCAACAGCATGGAAAATAGCATCATCCTGTATGCCCTTCGCTTCATCCACAATGAACATCAAATTCTCCGTCGGCCCTTGCCTATGCCAACCCTCCGCCTTGTGCGCGTCACTAGCACTAAACCCTATCGCCCTAGCCCCATTCACAAACCTTAAACCACTTTGTGTCACCTCAAACCCATCCCCATTCGTCATCTGATTAGTGAACCGCCTAATAGCAGGCCACAATGCCCCCTCAACCTGTCTAAACACTCCAGCAGTACAAACACACAAACTCTCCGGAAAGTTCACCACATGCCAAACCACAGCCGCTGCGGCTATCATGCTAGTCTTGCCCGATCCATTAGCCGCCTTCAACGCAACCCGACTCTCCCGATAGTTCAACGCTTTCAATACATCAAACTGCCAACCATACGGCTTCTCCCCCAACCAACGCTCCGGAAACCACTGCAAGTCATACGTCTTGCTCTGCTCCAATGCTTTCTTGGATAACCTTTTTGTTTTGGGCTGTTTCGGAAGGGGGGGAGCAGAAGCAACCCCACCCCGCTTGGGTGGTCCCCCGTCCCCGTCGTGTCCTAGCTTTGTCTTGGGAGATTTGGCTGGCATGATTAGAGAGCTAGTTTACCAAACTAGTAGACAGATTCAGAATACCCCACAATTACAGGCATAGAATCAAACGTCTACTGACTTGCTGCCAGCTTCTGCCGGTCGTTTGGCTTGTGCTTGCAGGATATTCTGGAGATTGATCGTGACTCCTGAACCTGAACTGGTTCTGGTTCGTTGGGCAAAGGTTTCTCCATTTGTTCTCTCGATAAGCCATGCACTGGCCTGCCAATTGCGCTCGCCATGGCGGGCAATATTGGCTAGGTGCTTTTTAACCCCTCTTTCTTTACAAGAAAGGAATACCTCACTCAATCCATTAGACTTCTTTAAGAGCCGGTCAAAGGCTGTATTTGATATGCCAAGCAACGCGGGGATTCTACTGATGGGCATGCCTAATTCCAGTGCTTCTTTGGCCGTTTGCAAATCCTCTTCACCTAGCTTTGTAATGGTCAATTTGCGTCCTGGCTTCTTCTTTGCCAATGCCTTGAGCGGCTTTACTATCTTGATTGTTGCCATGGTTGAATAAAGCTATTAAGCCTAGATACTAGGCCTTGACTTCAAAATCAACCCATTTATTCAAATTACCTGTTAATAACGTGTCACATTTAATGCGTAATAATTATTGACGGGGAAGGAAATCTCCTGTCTACTCAAATCTATGGAAGCAATTGAAATGAAAACCTATAACCTACACATTGACGCCTCCCATGGCTGGCTTGCCGTTCCTACTTGGGAATTAACAGACTTGGGAATTGAAAACGATATTTCCAAATACTCTTATCAATCGGACTGCATAGCCTATTTGGAGGAAGATTGCGATTTGGCCAAGTTCATTAAAGCCAGAGGAGAAACTCCCGCCATGAAGGAAGTCTATGACGGGAAGGTTTCAGCTATTAGAGACTTTGAGAGATTCAGCAAATAAAACCAAAAACAGTAAAAACTAGGATAAACATGAAAAAATCAGAAACCATTGACCACTGGAAAAACATAGAACCAACCCAACCCGTTAAACCGTTTGCCGTGCCTTACAAGCATAGCGGCTCCACTTATGGAATGGACGGCATTAGACTTTGCGGGTCGCGGGAGTTTATTGACTCTGTATTAAGCAACCTTAAAAGCCTGTTAAATTATGAAAACGGGGCAACCCGATTGCAATTGGTCTATAAGGAATCCACTGACAGAGAAACCGGATTGCCCTTGGGCGATCATGCTTGGAATTGTTACGTCCAAGTACACCAACGCGGGAGTCAATCAATAATGGCCAACCAATACCTTTAACCCCACATCTTGCCCCTTCAATGAGGGGGCGAGCTTGTGCGATTAAGCACAACCCCTAGTCGGTAAATCCTTGGGAGGCCGGTCGACTAGGATAAACCAACCGGCAAACGTGTTTGCGCACGCCCCAAGGAGAAAAAATACTAGGATATGACAACTACTCAAACAAGCGCGGATTATGCCGCCCAAACCTATGCCTTCTATATTCACGGCGAAAGGCATATTGAAACCATAGTAAAAAAAGATGGTTTAGTGGCTTATCAAGATGAGCCAACCACCCCAGAGCAATATCTACAGGCTAATCCAAAAGCCACTATTATGCCTTTGGATGATGCAGTGGAGCAAATCCAAAGACTCAATCGTGCTGCATATTGCAAACCTTGGAAGGAAGTCAGCGAGCAATCTTGGTGGGATATGTTTGAAGTCTTGCCGCCTGAAAATTATGAGAACCGGGGAGACTGGGAAATGTTCAGAATGCAGGAATATACCATTGGAAACATTACCGCGCATTATGCGCGAATTGGCGAACGGTATTTTTATGCCGAAAGAGAAACCACCGCCAGCAATTCGGAATTATTAAAGGAATTGCAAGAAACATTAAATAAGGAGGAAAGCGCATGACCTTTGAAGAAAAGAAAAGCCTACGGGATGAGCATAAGGCACTTGTGCGAAAGCTATGCTTTCATAATGGCGATTGGCTGGCGATGCAAAGGCGGCTTGATCCCACGCAGGAAATCATCCAGGAGCATGACAGATTGAAAGCGCAAGCCGACAAAATCCACTCCCGCCTGAATTATCCGCGCATGGATGGGACTATGCACGCGGATGAAATAAAGGCGGCTTGGTCTGAATATTGGGAAGGCAACCCGCCTCACCCAAATTTTGATTGGGAAAAGGGGGGCGAATAATGGCCCCCGTGAAAATAACCCGCAAGAAATACGCTTGCCAGCGTTGCGGCCATGAGAAAACGCAGGAAACAAACCACTACGGCCAAACCTATAGCTGGGGGCGTTATAACGTCTGCCCTAAATGTCCACCATGGGCGAAGTATCCAGAGCATGGAGTTGTGGCCGGAACTGTTTGGATATGTCAGGAGGAAAACGCGTGAACCAAAACAAACACACACAAGGCCCTTGGGCCTTTAACCCCAGTATTGACAACACTGAAAGCTATCATGGCTACCATATCGGGCCGCCTTGCATGAAAGGGGTGGCAATGGATCATCAGATTGATCCAATAGCTTACACAAGTAATTCACGCTTCACCGTCTCAAGTGAAGAATGCCTTGCAAATGCTCAATTGATAGCAGCAGCACCGGAAATGCTGGCGGCATTGGAAAAGCTCACAACATTAGCCGCGAGCCAATTAGACCAAAGCGCAACGCATGACGGGCTTGAGAATTGCAAAGCCTTGGCAGATGCGCGGCGAGCCATAGCCAAAGCAGCGGAGGCAAACGGATTTTTACCAACTACAAAACCAGTATAACGGAGACTAAAAGCCATGACGCAAATTGATATAAACGGGAACACAATCAGCAAAAATAGGGAAAAGCTGATTAAACAAATCAAAAGCCTTAACCCTTGCAAATATGAGGTGCAAGACTGGGGGCGGATACGCGTTTATTCCGGTTCGGGCATTATAACATTTTTTGCCGATGAAGAGCCGAAAATAACGGGCTGGATAATTGAAAACGGAGAAGAAATAATATGATTACCCGATTCCAAACCATCACCGACCCCCGCTTAATCAAAGCGCGTTTTATTAGCCGTTGCCTAGAAACCGGCTATTCAATCCGACGCGGGGAGCTTTGCGCCTATGATCCCCGAACACGGGCCATTTACCACATCACCAGCCCCACTGGGCAAAGGATATTCCACCAAGAACCAGTTAACCTTTAACCCAAACCAAAAACCCAGTAAAATAACCTTATGCAAACCAAGACAGATTATTGCCTTGTTTCCACGGGCGGCGATTATTCAGCGCGTGGAATGGGAACCACTAACACGGTTATTCCTTACGATGAAAAGCATTGTGAAATTGTGGAGAAATTCATGCGGGCGCAACTGGAGTTTCATTTGCATCACTTACACAAGCCCTTAAGTAAAAGCACAAAGAAATATAAAAACTTTGTGAAATCGTTAAAGCCATTATTTGACGCGGGAATATTTACAGACAAATACCACGGGCGAACCACTTGGGACGCTAGAAGTCTTGACGATATTTCAGAGTTTGAACCGTATGAAATCGCAGAAAGGAAAACTAATCAAAGTGAAGATTGGTTTGATAATCATGTAATAATTGACGGGCCAAGTATTAACGAGAAAGACAAGGATTTTATCAAAAAAACCATTAAATCTAAATTTACAGAAACAAGCATTTAACCCCTTTCCCCCGTTCCTGGGGGAATCCTAGTCGGGTCGGCTGCGCGAGCGGTCGGCCCTTTCTCTTTGCTCTGTATTCAGCCTGTAAGCTCTTTTGATTGCCCGCCCGCCACTGTGTTACCAAGTGACACTTTAAAAGGCGTGAGAAGGGCAAAGAAGGGCAAACAGGGCTATGTCTGTTTCAGGTTAGTATCCAAAGTATCTATGTATTCCAGAATGCTTTGGAGGTTAAAGATGCGTGTTCCGCGAGTTTCACCCACTTTAGCTAGGCTGACTGACTTGATTAGCCCTCGACGGGCTAGCTCGTAGAGCTTTGATCGAGTGAGGCCGCAGTAGTAGTCGGTCCCGCCTTGCTTCGGGGCGCGAATCCAGATGGGCAGCGGGGTGTGGTTTTCTTTTGTTTCTTTTGGTGTTTTCATATTAAAGTCGCATTTCATCAGCTAACTCGCTGGCAAGCTCTGCCATCCCTTGATTGATGGGTTCCTCGCGCTCGCGGGGGTTGAAGCCCATTAGCTGTTGTTTGATCTCGCGCTCTCGCGCTCGCAAGCCTTTCAGCGTTTCAGGGTCATCAGGTGAACCCCAAGAGACTACCGAGCCGGTCGCGTCTTTGCCTTGCTGGCGAAGGATGGTTTTGATTTCTTCAGCGATGAGGACAAGAGACTTTTCCATGCCAATCCGGTCAGCCGTGGAGAGAGCTTTGCTTTCAAAATTACTGGGGGAATTAAAGGGGGCTTGTTTTGTTTTGCTTTGCTTTGCTTTGTTAGGTTCAGCGGTGCTTTGATTTTGCTTCTCTTTTGCTAAAGCTATCGTTAAGCGGTGCTTGTTTGCGTTG